ATTAGAAAGGGGGTATGCTTGGAATTGACCCCCCCCCTATGTCTTTCGACGCTTGTAAGTTATGCAGTACCAAAATGCTTAGCAATATCTACAGGGTGCCAAGCATTGTCAATGTAATCTTCTTGTCTAACTTTCCTTCTAATCTTTAAGAAATCTTTCTTGATAACAGCATCTAATGCATCATTCCAATCTTGATTCTGGATGTCATCTGGTAGTGCATCACTAGTAACAAGTTCTCTAGCAATAGCAGCATCAGTGTTGTATCCATGTGAAATGTCATAAGAATACCACTTATCAAACTCATCAAAAGGACTAAAAGGATTGTCAATTGTAGTAATTCTGTAAGTTTCATCAGTCATTGTAATTACCTTTTTAATCCTTTCTATTCATTGATGTATTCATTAACAGTTGAAACACTAATTCCAAGTGCTTTAGCTATCTCAGACTGAGTGTAACCACGTCTAGCCATTCCTCTAAGTCTGCTAACTTGAGCTGCAGAAACCTTTACTTTGTAATCTCTTGGCATTGCACGCTCTTTAAGCTGATCATTATCACAAAATCTTAAGATTTGAGTTAATGTAGAAGCACTAATTGCATGAGCTTGAATTGCATCCCATTCACGATTAGTAATTTCAAACTGTTTATTACCAGCACCAACACGATTTCTGGCCATTTGTATCAATTTAGCCTTTTCTTTCTTCTGTTTTGACTTATCTGTTAGTAATTCTGGATTGTCAGCTACTTTAGTTTTCCAATATTCGTTGAAAATTATTTGTGCTTGTCTTTCCAAAGGACTCTTAGAAAGTGAATTGTCAAGCTTTTCTTTTAAACTTTGAACCTCCTTAGAGTACTTCTTACGTGCTATAGGGTCTACTTTAGGTTCTACAGTGGCAACATACTCTTTTCTAGCCTCATTAGCCATAGCTTTTAATGCATTAGCATGGTCAGCATATACTTCTTCTATTATAGAACCGTTTGTAGAGATTAAATCACGTGCATCCTTAACCATAGACATATTGGTAACAGTCTCCATATTTGGTACCATCTGTTTCTTCTTACTATCCCAGTGAGTTTTACCTGATTTAGTATAGATTCTCTCGCCTGTCTCAGGATCTATAGGTGCATATACATTTCTTTCTTCTATTCTCTGAGTACCCTTAGCTCTTGATAGTAATGTACCAGCTCCACCAGCTTTACCATTGTCTTTCATCTGATACTTTTGTATTAATTCTTTAATATTATTATCTTTCTCAGACTGCCAGTAATCTAAGTGGTGCTTACCTACGTCTATGATAACCATAGCATGTCTAGTTGCACGCGCTAGCTCATCATCCGATGCTCCCTGTATAGTCATATCTGTAATAAGATTGGAGATAATACCCATGTTCTTATGTTCCATGGCACTACCTTTCTTCCATGTCTTATCATACTTAGGGTCAGACTTTGGTAATTCATACATACCTGTATCAAAGTCTTTAAGACCTTCTAGTGGTGACTTATTTACAAGATTCTGATTCTTTGTAGGTATAACCAATACAGTATCTCCATCGAAATCAGCACCAGATAGTCTTTCGGCAACTTTATGATTAATACCTACAGCATCAGGTGCATCTCCTAATATTTCTCTAGCTGCTTTAACTTTATTATTAACACGTAATCTAGGTATTTCGAACGTTCCTTCATGTGGAAATCTTACTAATATTACTTCTTCACCATTCTCATAGTTTGGAGCATATATTTCATTATCCTTCATCTTAGGGAAAGGTATAATTACATGTGTCTGCTGTCTAGGGAATGGTGCAGCTTTCATATCATTTGCTGCTGAATCACAATCTTCTGCAAAAGACTCTAATTCTTTCTTACGTATAGTCGGATTAGTAATCTTTTTAATATTTTCAAATTCAGCTTTTCTTTCTTCTAATGCTAGATGCAACTGTTTCTTAGCAGTTTGTACAGGTTGTTTAGCTAAAAACTGTGATGGTAAGTCCTTTGACCATTGAGCCCAAGCACCAGCTATATGTTCGGTACCATCATCACCAACTATATTAAGTGCAGATAACTTCTCTTTGCCTGTTTTAGGATCTATATAATGATTCTGACATACTATAGAACCAAATGCCTCATTAGGATCTTTATCAAACATTGGCTTAAATATATCTTTATCTGCTTTCGTAATAGATTTGTTTGTGTTATAAACAAAATCATAACCATCAGGAATATCGTTAGAATATACGGCCATACCTTTCATATACATATCGCCTTCAACAGCTATACGTACCTGAGCATAGTTATTCTTTCCCATATCTATATCAGGAACTCCACGTCTCATCTCAATAAGGCCATCTTTTTCTTTACCACCTTCTTCGACATGTTTAACATAAATACGATTTCTAGCAACTCTTACAGGATCTTCAATTTTACGCCATGTATTACCAGCATCAGTAGTATATACATCTTGTATTGGTTTAATATCCGATTGATTATCTACTAGTTCTCTATACTTTGTACCAGGTGGAACTAATACTTTAACAGAAGTAGGTTTATTTGTAGTAGCTTGCTTAACTTGTACATACATTACTTGGTAACCCTTCTGCTTTAATCTTTCTACTGCTACTGTCATTGTGTTCTTAGTAACCTTAAGAGTCTTTTCAGAACCATCACCAATATCAAGATACTTTTTACCATTTACCTTAAACTGGTCTTCTAACATATTGGCAGTAGAACTAGATTTATCTATACGTTTAGCAATGTCTTCATCTAGTAATGAACGTACTGATGATTCATTGATTCCCATACGTTTACCAATAGCAGTATTAGATAAACCCTTTTCCTTTAACTTAATAGCCTGACTTCTTCTATTATTTCTAGCAAGTTCAAGTTCTATAGATTTACGAGCTCTTAACTCAACTGTAGACTTGCAACCCATTGCTTCTGCTATTTCTTTTTCTGTCAAACCTTTATCTTTTAATCTTTGCACAGAACCTAGAAATGCGGTACCATGCTGATAAGGGTCGTCACCGGAACCCCAAGGATATCTTCCTGAATGTCTAGGAGTTCCGTAATGCTCCAAATATTCTTCGTTATACATATTTATCCTTCCTTAATACTTCTCAACACCTTATCAAATTCTACTATTTTATCCATTATAGGTAATATATCATCTGCCTGAGGATTGCATGGTACCATATCATCATTCTGATATATTCTCAGTTCCATTTGTATTTCTCCAGGCTTAATATGATACTCAAGACAGAATAATGCGGCATATATTTTTAATTGTTCCATATGCGCTGGTATAACGCCAGTCTTTAAATCGTGGATTCTTAAGAATTCGTTCTTGAATCCTATGGCATCGGCGGTACCAAACACATTTTCAGAATAGTATAATACTTGTTCTGTGGTTAATCCAAAACCTATCGCATCATTAACATACATATTTAATGTCTGTCTAGTTCTTGGTAATTTTACTTTTAAATCAATTAATTGTTTTGCTAATGCATGCTTTTTAGTTCCAATCTCTTTTGCCATATATGAATTATATGACTGTATTAATTTGTCTTTATCATAATTTAACCAATGATACTGAGACGCACCTAGGAAAGCATGCATTCCTTCTTTAATTGAGTAATGACTGTTCCAAAGCATTTAATACCTCCTCTGCATTTTCAGGATAAATGAAAGCTGAAAAACTCATGTTGTTCATTGTATCAACATAGAAATCCTGATTAGGTCTATGTGTTGCTTTTGCATCGACTTTAGCTTCTAGTGTTGCCCATCTATTTTTATAGAACACAACAATGTCAGGAATGCCTTGAGTATATGTTGGGTCCAATAATGTAACAATGGAATCAGGCAATCGTTCGGCTATTTCATCTTTAAGGTCTTTCTTAAACGCTCCTTCATTGGTATATTTTCTTTTCATATTAATCTCCTTTCAAAAGACTAAAAATATAAAGAGTGGATAGTGGGACTATCTCTCTTCACTATAGCCTACGATCCGCGAGCGCACGTTTTTAAAATATAGGACAAAAATATATAGGAGCGGATTGAAATTTATTTATTTGAATAAATATTCATTTATTATCTCATCTATTTTTTCATATATTGTCTCATCATGAGTTTCTTTAATACATTGCATTAATCGTCTTTTGAATATCAGTTCATCTATATATCCTTGTATGCGCCATATAAGTATTTCAAATATTAATACTACATCATATGTATACCAGAATGTAAGTATTATCGTTATTATACCTATAATTGTTGCGACACTACATAATATTGGATGTGTATCATAATGTAATGCTACTACTAAAGCCATCAATCCAATGGTAAATATTAAACCTAATTCAGTAAATATTAAACCTAAAATCATTATAATTTTTTTCATATTAATCTCCTTTCTCCGCTCCTTCTATTATAAGTATCGATTCTGACACGAGGAGAAAAAATTATAGGAGCGGATTGAAATTTATTTACTCTATAGTTTCTATTGAAATTAATCCATCATCTATTATTTTGTCTATATACCTCCTTTCACATATCGAAAATGTTGTTGTTACTATAAGTGCAAGTATATAAATACTACCCCAAAGGTAGTCTCCATATATACCAAATGACACAAATACTAACAATGTTAATTCAACATTTATTAATATATATAATGCTAATGATAAAACTTCTGTTTTTAATTTCTCTTTCATAATTAATTCTCCTTTCTCCGCTCCTTCATTATATGCATTGCACATTACGCGAGGGACAAAAACTATAGCCATTGAATACTCAACGACTATAGCCGGAACATTATTTCTTCTGTCCCTTGTTCTGCTCGGAAATGAGAGGATCTTCTCTCTCACTCTTCATATGGGATAAGGCGTCACGTCCTCTGTCCATACACTTACGAACAAAGTTGTTTTCGTCTTCCCAATGGCATACACCGAATGTTACCCCGATGTACACAAGTGCTTTAAATAGTCCAGACTCAGTGAACTTGCCCTTACGATTTACATTCTGCTGATTCTGCATTGTAATCATAAGACTGTTCAACTCGTCCTTGTACTTTGTATACTCTTTGGATAACGGGTCGGTCTTTGACATCAGTTCCGTCAGACGAAGACACTCCTGTTCGATTTCCTTTTCAGGACGTGGCTTCTTCTCCCAAAACTTTAACTTCTTAAAGTCCATTGTAGATACCTCCTTTCCATTATAAGCATCGATTCTGACACGACTACATATCACTCACAAGTATATGATTTCCTGCGCATTTATGTATTGGAGATTTACCAGTTGTATATGCAAGCCAGTTACTACTACAACAACGAAAGGCATTAGATCTATGTATTCCCAAATCTCTACCAGCCTCGGCATAGCTCTTGTATTCCTTTCCTGTTGTTATATCTTTTACAACAGCATGTCTATAATATTTATCATTCATCCTTTTTCTCCTCTGGTGTCGGATAGATGGCTAATGTAAAACCGTCTCCATCTTCAATTTCAAATATCTTGATTGGGTCTTTTTCATCTTTATTAAAATTAAGTTCGACGAAATTAAGCAACATATAATGAAACATTGCCTTGATTACATCATTAGTTACATCATAGAAATGACCTTCATGACCATACACTATCTGCTTCTTACCCGGCTTAATATAAAACTTATCCTGATATACTTTTTTACTCATATTTATTCTCCTTCATTATTTACTATTATTCTTCCACAGTTAGGACAGTAATCAAACCTATGAACTGTCTGGAAGTGGCATTTCTCGCAAGAAAGTAACTCTATGTGCTCTACATCATATACACCTGCTCCTATCCATCTCGTAGTGTTGACTTTCTTTTCATTTTGTACAACTTCATTGAATAATTTACAGAATGGAAGATCGTCAAAATCCGACAATGCGGCAATCAGTTTTTCGGTGTCGCCATCGTCAAATGTTAATTCTACTTCTACATATGGCTCATCTGAATCCATTACTGTATCTATAATTTTTGCATTTTTTAGTGTACCATAACTATGATTATATTTCCATAAATTATTCTTAATAATCATACCTAATGCGGTGTTCATTAAGATATCACTAGCAAGTGTCATATTATTTATTTCTCCTTTTTATTATCTAAATACATTGCGGTCATAATACAATAATTAGCTAAATCCATTACTGTATCTCTTATTGACTCATTGACTTTAGCATCTTTATTTAATAATGAATTAAGTCTTTCCATCTTATCATTCATTCTAACAACTGCTGCTGTAAGACCGAACTTATCAATAGACTTATCGAAAGAATTACCATAGTCATGATTCTTTTTAATATAAGTATCTTTTAATTCATCTGTTATTGCATCGAAAGCTTCTTTCGTTACTTTAATAGTAGCTTTTTCCTTGCTATCATTCTCTGTGCTAGGTCTTGTTTCAACATATTTTTTATACGTTTCCCCCCATTCTTCATATGTTTTATACATTTCCTCGAATTCTGGTGACATCTTAAATGCAAACGATACCTGTCCAGTAGTTGAAAGTAAATACATATATATCTTATAACGTTCCGAGTATATAGATGAATATATTTTTGATAAATTAGGTATACTAAATGACGGAGATGTATAACCATATTTAACTGTAATCGCAATAATCTTATCTTTACCGCATACATCAATATCCTTAGGATAAATCGGCGTATTATATATTTCAGTTCTATGTATTTCCTTAAGTGAAGGATAATATTTCTTAAGCTCATCAAGTAAATTATAGAAATACATCTTCTTTATTGCTTTCTTTGTATCAACAATTACCGACCTTTCTTCACTAATTAATTCACTATCAGGAATATAGCCAGTTACAGTATCATATATATCATATATACTCATCTGGTCTAAATCTGATGGAATATAAAGTTTCATCCAATCAATAACTCCATCGCTTATATGAATATTAATATTGCGCCAAGAATAAAATCTATCTTTTACTATATTGCCTCCTTTTTTAAGATTAAAAATATTAATTAAATCAACACGTTTATCATCTATATGATATTCAGCCTTAGAATATTTACTATATTCAACTACAATTCTAACATGAGTATCTTCATAAAATACACCAATCTCTGATATGAAAATATAATCATTATCTATTTCGCCTCTATCTATATTAAAAATATAAGGATAATATTTATTAAGCTCATCAAGCATTTCATAAGGGCGCAATGACCCATAACCAGTAATTGTATCATAAATCTTAACCGCATCCGATGCTTTTGCATATAATGGAATATAAACCGTTATATCATTAATAACTCTCTTCTTTAAATGAATCTCAATATCATTTGAAATGTATGCTGTTTCAGGGTATTTCATATTATTATCTCCTTTTTCATTAAACACTACACTAAGTTCCTTGCTAAGATTATTTGTCCAATTATATCCATACACTTTGCGGACCGCATCTATTATTCTTTTATCTCCAATCGAGTATGCTTGCGCTGTATCATATATATCACGTTTATCATATTTGACATATATAACTGAAATTCTAATACCATTCTTATCACAACCAACTATGATATTACTAGGGCAAATTTTCGGATTATATATGTCCCTTCTAAGTATATCTTTAACACACGGATAGCATGCTTCAAGTTTGGTGAGTATCTCATATGCATATAAATCCCTTACTGCATAATCGCCGGGCATAATACCAGTAAGTATTTTGTAAATCATAAATACATGAGGTATATTTAAATCTGATGGAATGAATACAAATATATTATGAACAATTTTATCCTTTACTATAATCTTAATATTATCTCCACGATATGTTATTTCGTTACCATCAGGGCTTGTATATTTGCTTAGTACTAATTCCATGTTTTTAATCTCCTTTTTTATTTATTATAGTGGAATGTTTGTTTTATTTTTTTGACTTGATTCTACATATCTATGACATATAGAATCGTATGCAATGAAATATAAATCTTTTTTGTTAGGTAGCTTTTTAATTTCTTCTTTTACTTTATTATCTTTTATACGTATGTGTCTCTTACCCCATGAGAAATACATATCGCTGTTGGGTATTGTAAATATATATACTACAGCATCTGTTTTAATATCTCTCAAGGTGATTATTAAATCTCTATTAACACCGTACATATGGTATTTCTCAAGATAATCATCTAGTGTTTCTCTTGGTTCTGTTACTAATATTTCATGACCATCATAATCCCAGTATCTGATATAATAGTATTTTTTATCAGATGGATGAATACGTATGTTCATAATTTTTCCTTTATAATTAGTACATGTATCCATCCACTTTTGAACGATTCCTCTGTTATCTTGAGAATTGGCATATAACAAATAACCATCTTCTCTTGGTACAAAATTAGCCATTATAGCACCTCACTTCTTAGGTTTACTAATATTTTCAAGCAATAGTTCATCATATTCATATTCTCTTCTAAGATAGTCCACCACGTCCTGTAAATGTGTTATTATTGTATCTATAGTTTCTTTACGTCCTTCTACATATCCCTCTTTATATGAAATATCAGTTTTTAATCTATCTCTATCCATAATTATTCCTCACTTTCTTCTGTATATTTATCAATAACATCAAGACACCAACATAATGCTTTTGCTTTCTCTATATTTACATTTTGAACGATTTTTGCGCCTTCCTCTATCTTGGCTCTTATCTTGTCAAGTATATCTTCCTTAATAAAAGCAACTTTCTTACCGCTTTTTGTTTCAAACCATATGCGATTTGTTTTATCAAATTCGGTGTCAGCTATTATATCCCATGTTTTTTCATCTATTGGGTGCTTTAATTCCATTGAAAAGTTACCGGTAAATATACTCATTTCTTACCCTCCCTTTTTTCAAGATCATCTTCCGTGAGTTCCGTCATGAAATACGGAAAGCCGTTATCCGAATGTCTTAAGTATTCGTCAGGGTCTGCAAGTTTATCGGCATACTTATCGGCAAACTCGTCCAACTCTTTGGCTATTCCAAGAACTTCAAGTTTATAGGCAAACTCATCCAATGCTTCTGCAATTTCTTTTGCTTCTGCAATTAACTTTTTAAGATTTAGTTCTTCCATAATTATTCCTCACTTTCTGATTTATGATTTTTTGGTCTCTAAGTGGCGTTTTTTGAGAAGATTTCCTATTTCCTCCAAGCATTCATCGCATATATCCCATGGTCTTCCCATACTTGATATACAAAAGTGACGATCCTCAATATCTGCTGGATATAACGTTGTAGGCATTTGTTTACCGCATACATCGCATATTGTTTTTGTCATATTTATTCCTCACTTTCTTTGTATAGCATAGGACTTCCATCTGGGTTAACCAATAGTGTAAAATAACCGCCATTATCTTTATCGCAAGATATTGTATACATTACTTTAGTATCTTTGTGATATACAACTTTATATGTCCAATTTGACTGAACAACGACAAACATATTATCTCCGGAATAACTCTGTGATTCGCCGCATCCTGTAAATATAAATACAAATACTAATATAATAATTGCTAAAAATTTCTTCATTAGTCTTCCTCTCTTTCTGACTTTACATACACATTAAAGTCCGAACATATAATTTCATCCAGCTCAAGTTTTTTAGAGCAGAACAGTCTTATTAAACCATTCGGTAAGCAGTCAATGGACCAGTCAACTCTTTTTGTCAAACCAGTTTTAAGTGCTTCTTTAAAATTCTCATATTTTCCATATCCGCCGATGCCGTTAAGATGAATAACATCGCTACCGCCTCCAACGCATCCTACAACTTCCCAGTGGTCCATTAACGCAAATTTCATGCATCTGTAACCACTCTCATGCATTTCATTTGTTGGAATAATTATAATTCCATTAAATTCACCTGTAGGCTCAAAGTAATCAAGGTTTTCAAACTCCTCTCTTGTACTATTTGCAGTCATTTCCATTCTTTCCATAATTTATTCCTCACTTTCTTTATAAGGTTCTGGTGCCCACATCCATGCTACAACATTTTTTATTCTATTGCCAGATGTATCAAATCCAAAAGTATGGTCAGTGCGCATATAACTGACATAAATATCCCCATCTGAATCACATACTAGGATGTTTCTGCCTGGCGCTGGTATTCTCTCCTTTATCGGAATCCATCTTGGTATCTCCTTCGGTTCTGATGCTTCCTGTATCATTTTTAAATATTCTAGTATCTCTTCCCTTGGGAAATCCTCAAATACAAGTTTTAAAGTCATTATTCCTTATCCTCACTTTCCGGTTTGTATGGTTCTGGCATAGGCATCCAGGCTACGACTTCACCTTTTATCCATTCGTCATCAGGAACCCATTGATTTTCTTTTTTATTATAATAAGCGGAAACGGTACCATATCCTGATTCGAATATTCTTTCATCATGAACAACCACCAAATACGTACCGCCTTCTTCTGGCGCCCATTTCTCCTTTACAGGAATCCACTCAGGGGCAGAATCATTGTTTTTGCACAATGCTATAAAATCAGGCGTTGCTCTCCTTCTTAATTCTACTGAAAATTTACCGAATCCTAATTCATGTGTATACACTGGTCTACCCATAAGTTCTTCGACATACTTGCAAAATATATCATATTTGTCACCGTTTAACATACATATACCTGTGTATGCCATTACTATTGCCTTTTCTCTATCTGTCATTTCTTATCCTCCTCTTTCTTATCAACTATTGTCACGCCATATCCTTCACGCGTTTCACTACATAACAACTCTTCATCCATTTCTAGCAGTGTCGCAATGGCCTTTGCTATTTTTGGTTTAACGTGATAGATCTTTACTGTTTTACAGTTGTCAATATATATAGTCATTTCTTATCCTCACTTTCTTTATATGATTCTGGTAACGGCATCCAGGCTATGACCGAGCCATTAATATCCGATCGAGTCCAACGAAAAGCAACATTGGTCGGAATATATCGACAAACCACCGTATGCAGTCCACCACGTAACTCATCTTTAACAGCTACCAAATATGGGCCATCGTATTCCGGTAATCTCTCAGTTACAGGGATCCATCTTTCTTCATTCGTTCTTACTTTAGAAAGTGGTCTACCATTTCTAATCGCTTCAAAAATGTGACCACTAAATACCCCATACTTATTTTCTTTAATTGCATCGTACTCTTTTTCTGAAATCTTAATTACAATCTCAATATCATCCATAATTATTCCTCACTTTCTGATTTTTCTATACATTTCTTACACTTTACTATTTCATAAGAATGACAGAAAATTCCAATATCTCTATAAAATATGTCATATGGCTCTAACCAAAATTTACGATGACATTTATCACAGCGCTGAGGAATAATAGCAAATCTAGTATATTTTATTGTCATTATTCTGCCTCCTTACCACCTTAATTTGATAACGAAGATGAGGTCTGCCATCATAAGGTAAATATTCAGTATAACCATAAATATACTTCTCAGGACACTTTTTCAGCTCGTCAACTAAGCTATCTATTACAATTGACCTTATATAATCATCGCCTATCCAAGCAGATAGTTCGGGTAATATCATGTCAACACTTAAAGTATCTATAGGTGGGCATGGTACCTCATGAAAGACTATATGTGGCTTTTCCTTTAATAGTGCTTCGTATTCCATCTTGTACTTCTTAGCTTTCTGTCTTGCATTCATTAGTCTACCTCCTCCATCTTTGCTCCACAATTAGGGCAATAGTGATATCTTATTTTAACGTGATATGAACATTCGGAACATGTAAAGGGCTGCTTATTATTTCTTATGTCCTTTATCCAACGCCCTTTAGACCTTATTATCGTTGCTGGCTGCAATTCTTTTATAGCTCTAATTGCTATTAAATTGCCGCTTCCATCACTCTTTGCTATGCAAGTTGCCCCAAGTTTAAGCATAAATTTTCTACTAATATAATCATCGCAAGGCTCCTCATCCAATGCTTCAATAGCCATTTTTAAAGCTATTTCTCTTTCTATATCGGTCATTTCTCTACCTCACTTCTATTTAATATACTTATCGATAATGTCCAATATGTCTCTCTGCATTTCTCCTGCACCCCTATGACTTTCATATGAATATATTGAGCCATAATCAACTGGATTGAGTTTTTCTATCTCCTCTACTATCTTACTGAGTATGGCTTTATTATTTTCTATTATTTCATCCTCTGTTTCTGCATCCTTTATTTCTACAATTACTTTATTATCTGCATAAAGTCGATTGGTCATAATTATACCTCCTTTTAATAATAATTTTCTGCATCTTTTCTTGTCATAAAGAAATGTATTCCAGGAGCACATTCCTCATTGTATTGAAGATCAAAATCATAAATGTTAAATTCATCGCCAACATAATATGTCATATACTTATATGTAGAATACGCTCTATTGGCTCCATCTATAGCGATTACTTTAGCTCTATTAGTTCTGCATTTGTAACCGTTTATAGAAAATACAATTGCGCCTCTTGGAATTAGAAGAGTTACAATAACATTGCTCTCACATTTTTTATAACCTATGATATCTTGCGTAAGTATCTTTCCTTTACGATACTCCATTAAGCTTCCTTTTACGTCGTCTAATAGAGTGTCTGATAAATTGGCCCAATTCAGAAAAGCACCATTCAAAACGGCGTTTGATAAATTGGCATGTTTCAAGTTAGCGCCACTCAAATCAGCTTTAGTTAGGTCAGCATAAACTAATTGGGCACTAGTCAAATCGGCTGATCTCAAATCGGCTTTAGTTAGGTCGGCATGGAATAAATTGGTTTCACATAATCTAGCATGGAATAAATCAGCACGTAATAAATCGGCATAATTCAAAAAAGCACCATTCAAAAAAGCCGCGCGTAAGTTAGCGCCACTCAAATCAGCGCGATCTAAGTTAGCGCCACTCAAATCAGCACCGGTTAAATTGGTACCGCTTAAATGAGCACCAATTAAGTTAGTGCCAGATAAGTCTGCATATTGTAAACTTTCACGGTTTAAGTCAACCTCAGACAAGTCCGCATCACTCAAATCAGCACGCATATTTCTCCAGCTATCACAGTCTTGAGCAATCCAATGTTTATGATTAATTAATATTTCTTCCAATGTCTTACCATCAATAATAACGTCCTTAGGTTCTCTCATTCTTCTACCTCACTTTCATATTATGCATTATATTTTTCAGCTTTTTCACGTGTCATAAAGAAATGTATTCCTTCGGCGCATTCTTCATTGTATTCGCAATTGAAATCCTGGATATCAATTTCGTCGCCAACCTTATATTCTATCGAGCTATTAAATATAGAATATGCTTTCACTGTAGTATCTCCGTCGAAATCTGCACCATCTATAGCGATAACTTTGGCCTTGTTGGTTCTACATTTATTACCATTTATGGAGAACACAATTGCACCTTTTGGAATTTGCAAAGTAACAATTATATTATTTCTGCACTGCTTATAACCTATAATATCTTCTGTAAGTATCTTTCCTTTACGATACTCAATCAGATCTCCTGTAGCACCATTTAAAATAGCGCCACTTAAATTAGCACCACGTAAAATAGTATTGGTCAAATTAGCTTCAAATAAGTTGGCGCCAGTTAAGTTCGTTCTACGCAAACAAGCATCACTTAAGTTTGCATTGCTCAAATTTGCATAGGATAAGTTGGCACCTGTCATTTCAGCGTCATGCAAGTCAGAACTATGTAAATTAGTATTACGCATGTCGGCGCAATAGAACGTAGCATGACTTAAATTAGAATTAATTATCTGTGTCATAGCTAAGTCAGCACTATTCCAAACAGTATCGCATAAAATGGCATCAGATAAACTAGAACTATGTACTTTAGCATTACTTAAATTAGCATTACTTAAGTCGGCAAATCTCAAATCGGTATTAAATAAGTCGGCAGCGTATAATTCGGCATCAATTAAGTCAGCGCCACGAAGACAGGCATTAGTTAAATTAGCATGAGATAAATCAGCGCCACTTAAATCAGCATCACGTAATTCGGAATTAGTTAAATCGGCGCCACATAATTTAGCATTGCGTAAATCAGCACCATGCAAGTCAATATTACTTAAGTCGGCGTCACTTAAGTTTGCACGCATATCGTCTTCATAGTCATCACAATCCATAGCAAGCCAATGGCTGTGTCTAATAAGAATTTCTTCTAGTGTCTTTCCATTAATTATAACTTCTTTAGGGTTTCTCATATTATTATCCTCCTATAAATGTGCTTTCGTTAAAATTTCTTTTAGTTGATAATGCTCTATTAATACTTAAGTCAATACTACTGGTCGTTCTTAAATAATAGTAGTATAAATCTTTATAAGGTGTATTTACTCTATTAATTCTACCGGCTGCTTGCTCCATTGCTTTATAACTATAACTCATGGAGAAGAATATCATTGTATCACATAGCAGACAGTTCCATCCTTCCGATGCTGCTGTATATTGACAAAGATATGCCCATCTTTCACCTATTGGAATATCATCGTGATGCTGTCCATTATACTCTCCAACATTGAAAGTTTTCATCGTTTTTAACAACTTAAGTAACATTTCTTTTTCATATATATAATTGTAAAATATAATTACTTTATTGTGCTTTAATAATAATTCTCTTACTTTTACAATCTTACTTTCATCTTCATTACATATTTTCCTAAGATATAAACAGAAAGCCGTAGCGTTTTTAAAAGGTTTATTATTCTCATCTCGCTTTTCCTTATATGCTTTCTTATACTTGGAAATATCATATTGAGTTATTACGATTTCTTTATGTACCCTTGGACGTTTTGCGACAAACATTTTTACGAGAATATCACGTCTGTGCTTTTCTAATAATCCCTGATTAATATATCTGTCAACTTTAGGATACTTACTATATCTAGAATATATAACGTGATTCTCTTCAAAGTCTCTTTTGTTTTTGTACCATCCCTTGGCTATAAATACTGTCATAAACTCAGAATAATTATCACCTGGAGTTCCTGTTAATACTAACCAATCATTGCACTTGGCCATTTTAATAAACGTTTTTGACCAAGCGCCATAACCGGTTAAATGATCCTCATCAAATATAATAAAGTAATTCTCATATTTCTCATACTTTCTTATATTGTTCCAAGAATCAATAATGGGTTTTAGCCCGAAGACTTTACATTCCTCGAGCCATTCCCCATTGTTTCTTTTCTGGGCAGTAGTGATAATCAATAACTTTTTATTACTGTAATTTTTACAATAGAAATATAAACTAGTTCTTGATTTACCACTACCGACATTACCCCAGAGTATCATTCCACTTTGTAGCTTATCGATTGCCTCCAGCTGATATTCATACATTGAAATATCAGTTAAACGGAACATCCATGCCTCCGTTCATTGCATTCTCAGCTGCTGCTATTCTATCCATAATACTAGATCTGAGCTTATCAGTTCTTATATGGAACAATGCTGTTACGCAATATGCTGCATAACCACTTCTACCTGAATGACTCCATTCACCAGGCTGAAATACAATGTCAACATCAGAAATCTCTTCGCCATCTAACTTGCAAAGTGTATCTGCTGTCAACTGTTCTGGAACTCCATCGTTAATCTGTCTATAAACTGCTGGAGCCCACTTTGATGTTAAATTAATCTTAATATTGATTGTTATCTGCTTATCACCATTTTCGAATACATACTCCTTGATGTTGATAGGTGGATTACTTAATCTTGAGATTTCCTCTGCCTGCTGCTCACTAATTATTGCATTAATATACGCCTTCTGTGGATTTGTAAAATCTCTAAAACGTCCTAACTTTGCTCCTACTAATTCATATGCATTTGCTCTCATGCTGCTATCTCCTTTTCATTCATAAATTCTTCAAAAGGTACGAACTTTTCTATACCTTTTATTGCTTCTTCAACTAAATTATCATAGTACTTCATATCTATAACATCCATAGAACCATCACGTACTACTTCGGCATCCTGCCATTTATAGCCCTTAGAACCCTGTACAAATTCAAGTTTTCCATCTGGCTTACTCTTAACAAGATCTCCACCGCCATAACCTTCTCTAATTGGTACGAAATTTCCGTTAGCTCCTATAAATGTTAAATTTTCTATATCTGGATTCTTCTCATTAAAATTCAGATACATTTTGTAAGGTGATTTAACTCCCTTAGTCTGGATTAAATCATTAAACTCTAGTTCCTCGTGAGTGAATAATGTTTTCTTGACATATGGCTCTGAATACTGTGAACCAACAGTCTGCCAAGTTCCATCTATTAGCTTCTCGAGAATATTGGCCTTATCAAACAGGATTAACTTTTCAAACACATCTTCAACTTCGAAATTGTATCCATACTTCTTACCGAACTCAAATATAAACTTCTCAATTCTTTCGTCTGGATTAGCTACCTTAATAGAGTCAGTCTTAATGTGTATTACTGTATATCCCATTGCCTCAACTTCATCCTGTAATGTCTTCATGAACAATGCTCCACGCAATGCAACGATATTATTGAAGTTTCTAGAAATATCATTGAACGCATTACCAAATGTAGCACTTGTAAGACCGTATACTGCATTAATTGCTATCTTCAATGCCTGAGCAAGACCTGCTATAGTTTCTTCTGATGCATTCTCTATAAGACCTGCAAATATACCACCTAAGGCATTCTTTACAAACTCGAGATCATCTACTTTAAGTGCTGCTCTAACATCTACTAAACTCTTGAATCTACCTGTATAATAATCACCAAATAGATTCAATGCTATAAGACTATTCGGATGCATTGAACGCACATCGAATGTTTTTGCAAACCCATAATATCCAGGACGTGCAAATACATAACCGCCTCTAGATACATTGATTCCTCTGTACATGTTCTTGCCATCTACAAACTCATAACCTGGGAATATCTTTGATAAGTCAGGATAATTAAACTGATCTTGTGGATGCTTATTACCCTGAAATATAATTTTCTCTGTCAAGTTATTTGTTGTATCATTCATACATGCAGGACATCCAGAAGCTTCGGCTGCTTTTACTAACATTTTACGTGCTATAAAATCTGCTTGAATTGCCTTATAATCGAATAGTCCTTCTGTTGCTCTAACATCATTTTTACAATACTCAACCACCTCGTTCCATTTATCATAAGGTAATGGTTGATCCCAATCATATTTACATTCCTTATGAGTTAAATGTAATTGTACTTCCCACTTCTTAAGACTCTGTTTCTTTGAAGCAAAGTCGTAAATATCAGTATAGCTTATTGACTTACTACTCTTAAAACTATACATTCTCTTTTCTTCATCCGTACCATTTATTAACTTATGACTGACATTATATATCTGCTCGTTATTATAACCATTTATCGCTACATAGCAAATATTATTGTCATACTTTAAGTTATTAAAACCTATAAGTCTGTATTTATTAACTACTGCTTCGACTTCGGCTGGCGTCGGATTTATGAGTACGTCCCATATTTCTTCGTGGTATTTCTTAGCACAAAGACACCAAAAATTAGGAAATACTTCGCAATCGAATATACCTATTGGGGCTTCACTTTCGGCTGCTATTTTATCTTCTATATCTTTGGATACGAATTTCATTTCTTTCCATACGTCATAACAGTGTATGGATTGGTGACTACTCATTAAAGCAAAATCTCTTACGAGCGGTGAAATATCACTAACATCGTAATGATTTCCACTTTCGTAAGCTTTATCTAATATATCTTTTATAAAGTGTACATTACTGGTTGTATCTGGATGTACTTCTTTCTTCAAGCATTTAAGAATAGTTCTTTTAAGTGTATTACTATTCTCAATTATTTCTGTATTAAGCATTCTTTTTACGTCCTCCTTAAGCGGTAAACCACTACTTATATGCGCTATTTCTATGCTATTACAACTAGTGAGTTTTCTCCTAAGTGACGAATTACCAGTATATATTTTTATTTCTATATCTTCATCATATATGTTACTTAACTCAGTTACATCTCCATCATAAATATAATGTAAATGTAACCCAGCACCACTTTTAGAAAACTCAGCATAAGTTGGTGGAAATTTAGAAGCCGCAGCTATGTTTAATTCTCTACTCTTATTACCATTTTCATCTTTTAAATCAAAATCAATTACTATAAGATGAGATGTTATAGAATCAAAATTAACATAGTGTAATTTAGTAGTATCAATATCACTGAGTTTTGTAGTAACATTTTCCCATTTATACATAGGTTTGCCACTTTCGTTAGCATATTGAGCAGGACAATCTTTTAAATATGAATCTAATATACTTCTCATTGTACCTCCTTCAAGTCAAGCCAAGTTTCAAGCTTTTCTTTTTCTTTTTTCTTGACTGTTGTACTAACAAACTTTTTTGTTTTAAAACCTATATATGCATGTCTAACCCATTTATTATCGATTTCTACTTCGGCTTTATAATCATCGAAATATGCACGTAATTCACTTCTAAATCTTGTCTTAGTTAATGGTTTAATTCCACTAGATTCGGCGTACATTTTATATGAACTGTAAGCTACATCTCCAAATACATATTCAGCATTTTTGTACTCATGATAGTGGTCCAGTAAAAAGTTAAATAAGTCGTTACCTCTGCCTAACATATCAACTGGATTATATTCTTTATAATAATCAATGCCTAGTTCATTGAATACTTCAAGACAATGCCATGCTATGCCAGATAACTCGAACTGAATTCCTCTGACTAACTTATCAAAGTGATTTCTATTAATTTTCTGACCAGTTGGTTCCGCTACTAGTAATCTACGTACCATACCATCATCTATACTACTATAATATATTACATTATTAGTAGCCATAAAGCACATACTACGAGGTGTTATAGTAAAACCTTTTACATTCTTCTCGTTTATTAGTATCGGCTTATGAGATATAATACTTTTAAATACACTAGTATCGAATGCCTTGGATAAATCGCCATCATCCTGTATAGCTATTGGTGGATTATTCTTGAATGCTGCAGTGGCAAACGGATTGCTTCCACTTACCAAATCTTTTGCATTGAATTCTGCAATATAAGTACCATTTTTACATGTAAATAGTGCTCTTATAATATCAAGAATTGTTGACTTACCAGTTCCACCTTCGCCATACAAAACTAAGGCTTTCTGAGTTTCTGTTGCTTTACCAGCTATGACAGAACCTACACTCCACTCTATCATCTGTCTGTTATCGGGAGAATATAAAGTTCCTATAAGTTCGTCATAATTATCTATACTAGACTTCTGTAACGGATATGGTAATTTAAATGAGGCCATATCTTCTCTTTTTACTTCTTGGTTGCTAAATATAATATTTGGATTTAAGTCCATCGGATTATTGCTTGTACGTTTTAAATAGTCTTGAAATGCTTGAAGACTATGTGTTTCATCATCCACCATATACTTAGGGTAAAAGGCAGCTGATTTGTTTTCTTCATTGTATTTCTTTTGTGTTTCAATATACTTTTCTTTTATTAGTATATCAACAATTGTTATAAGGTCGTTTAAATCTGTAGACCATAAACCCCTAGATTCATCCCAAACAGCTCTGAATTGATTAGATACTACTAATAAATCTTTATGTCCATTATGTTTGAAACTAGGGACTATTTCGGTAACAGACTTGTTCTGCTTGACCTTAATTTCTACGAAGTCAAGCATAATGTCTCCTTTCGTTTAATTATTTACGAAAGACGATCTTAACAATGAATTTATATGAAACATAACTGGAATATCATTTTCGAATATGTAATTTACTACCTCATGCGCTGCTTCTGGAGAGCACTCACATTTTAACTGCATCAATGTGCTACCAGTTATTATTGTACTGTCATTTTCAACGAACCATTTATATTCATTGCGTTTAGTTGTAGTATCCCAATGAGATTCTAAAATATTGCCAATATCTTCCATCTGAGCAGCTCTTATAGCACCTCTAGATACTCCTAACTCTAACATAACCGTCTTCTGTAATTTCTTTACAATTTTCATTTAACATTTCCTCCAATTTATATAAAATTTTGTGCCAGCCAAGCCTGAGCTTGATTCCATAATCCAACTCTACGTTGATCTGTTTTCTTACCTTTTAATGGAAATAATCCTCCAGAACCATTCTGGTCATATGTTCTATCCTTGAGCTTATCAATTGCGTCATGTATAGATGATTCTTCTGGACTGTTTATATCTAGAGAAACATTTCTTAGTCCTAAATTATCAATCATACACCAGAACCATTTAGCAGTTCTATCACCTTCATCTGGGTCTGTCATGACTTCATGCTCTATTCTATATGATAACGCTACTAAAACATCAAACCAAGTCGGTTCCT